AATTATCGAAACTTAAAAACATATTTGACTGGAGAGATTACCCGGAAGAATCAAAAGAAAAGTGGTACGACTATATCGACGCAGAGTTCGAGCGTAGAGAAGCAGGATTTTGGTTCAATAATAACGGGGCACCTACATATATAACAGGTACACACTATATGTACTTGCAGTGGAGCAAGATCGATGTTGGAGCTCCAAACTTTAGAGAAGCTAATAGATTATTTTTTATATTTTGGGAGGCTTGCAAAGCAGATACTAGATGCTACGGTATGTGCTATCTTAAAAATAGACGATCAGGTTTTTCGTTTATGTCCTCAGCAGAAACAGTTAATCTAGCTACAATATCTTCAGATGCTAGATATGGAATATTATCAAAATCAGGAGCAGATGCTAAAAAAATGTTTACCGACAAAGTTGTACCAATATCTATTAACTATCCGTTTTTCTTTAAGCCGATACAAGACGGTATGGACAGGCCTAAAAGTGAACTTGCTTATCGTGTTCCTGCAAGTAAGTTCACGCGTAGAAAAATTACTGCGAACGAATCGCAGGAAGAGCTGGTTGGACTTGATACTACTATTGACTGGAAAAATACAGGTGATAACAGCTACGATGGAGAAAAACTTAATCTGCTAGTTCACGATGAAAGCGGTAAATGGGAAAAGCCAGACAATATATTAAACAACTGGCGAGTAACTAAAACTTGTTTAAGATTAGGCGCTCGTATAGTTGGCAAGTGTATGATGGGCTCGACAAGTAATGCTCTTGATAAAGGTGGTAATAACTTTAAAAAACTTTACAATGATTCTGACGTTACAAAGCGAAATCGCAATGGACAAACAAAGTCTGGTTTATATTCTCTTTTTATCCCAATGGAATGGAACTATGAAGGATTTATTGACCAATACGGACAGCCTGTCTTTAATAGCCCAGATAATGATGTATACGGACCAGACGGTGAATTAATAGACGTAGGTGTAATTGACCACTGGGATAATGAAGCTGAAGGATTAAAAGACGACCAAGACGCTTTAAACGAATTTTACAGGCAGTTTCCAAGAACTGAAGAGCACGCATTTAGAGATGAAACTAAAAACAGTCTTTTTAATCTTGTGAAAATATACGAGCAGATAGATCATAACGAAGGAAATAGAGACTCTGGAGTTTTAACAACTGGAAGTTTTCAATGGGCTGGAGGAGTAAAAGACACTAGCGTTACTTTTAATCCAGATCCAAGTGGCAGGTTTAAGGTTAGCTGGGTTCCCGATAGAAATTTACAAAATAGAGTAATACTTAAAAATGGAGTGAAATATCCAGGAAACGATCACGTTGGAGCTTTCGGCTGTGATAGTTACGATATTAGTGGTACTGTTGATGGTAGAGGATCTAATGGATCTTTGCACGGATTAACTAAGTTCAGTATGGAATCAGCACCAGCTAATACTTTTTTCTTGGAATACATTGCTAGACCACAAACCGCGGAGATATTTTTTGAAGACGTACTTATGGCTTGCGTATTTTACGGTATGCCTATACTTGCGGAAAATAACAAACCAAGACTTTTGTATTATTTTAAGCGTAGAGGATATAGAGGCTTTAGTATGAATAGACCTGATAAAGTTTGGAATAAGTTATCTGTAACTGAAAAAGAAATAGGTGGTATACCAAACTCTAGTGAAGATATAAAACAGGCTCACGCCGCTGCTATTGAAATGTATATCAACGATCACGTTGGTTATTTAAGAGATGACACTTACGGCACTATGTACTTTAACGAAACCTTAAATGACTGGGCTAAGTTTGATATAAATAAAAGAACTAAGTTTGATGCTTCGATAAGTAGCGGACTAGCGATAATGGCTTGCAATAGGCATTTATACAAGCCTACGCCTAATAGAGTTAAACAAAAATTAAATATAAGCATATCTAAATATGACAATGAAGGATATGCTTCAAAAATAATTAAACAAAGAAATGGCTAATACAGTTTCAAACAAATATTTTCCAAGTCAAATTGTTAGTGATGTAGAAAAAGTTAGTTATGAGTATGGCTTAAAAGTCGCTCAAGCTATAGAGCATGAATGGTACTACGACAATCAAGGAGTATACGGAACTAACTACAGTATGCACTTGCAAAATCAAAGAAACTTTCATAACTTACGATTATACGCTAGAGGAGAGCAGTCTATAAGAAAATACAAAGATGAACTTTCTATAAATGGCGACTTAAGTTATTTAAACATAGACTGGAAGCCCGTGCCTATTATTCCTAAGTTTGTTGACATTGTTGTTAACGGTATGGCTGATAGAGCTTACGACATAAAAGCTTATTCTCAAGATCCTTTTGGTGTTGCTAAAAGAACTGAGTACATGGAGTCTATTTTAAAAGATATGAAAACTCAAGACTTTAATGATTTTGTCAGCGAGTCTTTTGGCGTAAACATGTATCAAAACGACAAAGAAACACTGCCTAAAAGTGAAGATGAGCTAAAGCTTCACATGCAACTTAACTACAAACAGTCTGTAGAAATAGCAGAAGAGCAAGCTTTAAGTAGTTTGTTAAAAGGTAATGACTATGATTTAATTAAAAAACGATTTTATTATGATTTAACAGTACTAGGTATTGGTGCTGTTAAAACAGATTTTAATACATCTGAAGGCGTTACTGTTAAGTATGTTGATCCAGCTGATTTAGTTTATTCCTATACTGAGTCGCCGTACTTTGATGATATATACTACGTTGGTGAAGTTAAAACTATACCAGTAAACGAGTTAGTTAAAGAGTTTCCGTTTTTAACAGAGGCAGATTTAGAAGAAGTTAAAAAAGGTACTGGCTATACTAAAACAGAAAACTATTCATCTAACAACGAAAAAGATAATAACAAAGTAAAAATACTATACTTTAACTACAAAACGTATATGAATAACGTTTACAAAGTTAAAGAAACTGCAACTGGCCTTGAAAAAGCTATAGAAAAAGACGACTCTTTTAATCCGCCTGAAAACGAAGATGCTAACTTTTACAAGTTACAGAAAAAAGTAGAGTGCTTGTACGAAGGCGCTTATATACTTGGAACTAATAAATTACTTAAGTGGCAAATGGCTAAAAACATGATGAGGCCAAAAAGCGATTATAATAAAGTAAAAATGAATTACTCTATTGTAGCGCCTCGTATGTATAAAGGTCGTATTGAATCGTTAGTTAGTCGTATAACTGGCTTTGCTGATATGATACAACTAACTCATTATAAAATACAGCAGGTAATGTCTCGTATAGTTCCTGATGGCGTTTATTTAGACGCTGATGGTTTAGCTGAGATCGATCTTGGAAACGGCACTAACTATAATCCGCAAGAAGCTTTAAACATGTTCTTCCAAACAGGTAGTGTTATTGGTAGGTCATTTACACAAGACGGTGACATCAACCCGGGAAAAGTGCCTATACAAGAAATACGTAATGGTAATGGTGGAGCTAAAATGCAAAGTTTAATAGCCAACTATAACTATTACTTGCAGATGATTAGAGATACGACCGGTCTTAACGAAGCTAGAGATGGTAGTGTGCCTGACTCTAATGCTTTGGTTGGTATTCAAAAGCTTGCAGCCGCTAATAGCAACACAGCTACAAGACATATATTGCAGTCTGGCTTATTTTTAACTAGCCAAGTAGCCGAGCAGTTATCACTTAGAATATCTGATATATTAGAATATTCTCCAACTAAAAACGCTTTTATACAAAGCATAGGCGCTCACAATGTGGCTACATTAGAAGAAATGTCTAGTTTGTACTTGTATGACTTTGGTATATTTTTAGAATTAGCTCCAGATGAAGAGCAAAAAGCTATATTAGAAAACAATATACAAATGGCTTTATCTCAAAAAAATATAGACCTTGAAGACGCTATTGATATTAGAGAAGTTAGAAATATTAACCTAGCTAATCAACTTTTAAAAGTAAGAAGAAAAGATAAAGAAGCTAGAGATAGAGCTATACAGCAGCAAAATATACAAATGCAAACACAAGCTAATACGCAGGCTGCTCAAAACGCTGCTCAAATTGAAGCTCAAAAAGAGCAATTAGCTGCTCAAACAAAAGCGCAACTAGCTCAAATGCAAGCTCAACTTGACTCTCAAAAAATGATGCAAGAAGCTGAAATAAAGCAAAGGCTAATGCAGTTAGAGTTTCAAATGAACATGCAGCTAAAAGCTATGGAAACTGAAGGCTTGAAAGGCAGGGAAAAAGAAAAAGAAGACCGCAAAGACGAGAGAACTAGAATACAAGCTACTCAACAAAGCGAGCTTATAGATCAAAGAAAAACAGGTAAACCACCTAAAAAGTTTGATTCAGCGAGTGATGATGTACTTGGAGGTTTCGACTTAGGTGGCTTTGAACCTAGATAATTACTAATTTATATTTTATATTATGGAAGAAAACGAAAACATTGAGGAGCCTAAATTTATGTCTGCTGACGACGAGTCGGTGATAAAAATAGATTTAGACGCTGCTCTACAAACCGAAGAGCAAAATGCCGATACAGAGCAAAGCACAGATGAGATACCTGTTCGCGACGAACCCGAAGCTAGCAAAGAAGTTCGTGAGCAAAACGTCGAAGAGCAAGTTGAAGAATCTGCCGGAGAAAAAGAGCAAGCCGTTCAAGATGAACAACCCGCTCTTGAAGAAGTAACTGACGAAGAACCGACAGAAGAGTTAAAGCAGTTAGTTGACGAGGTTAACGACGCGGTTGAGCAAGCTGAACAAGCTGGAACGCCGCTGCCGGAAAATATCCAGAAGTTAGTTGACTTTATGGAAGAAACTGGTGGAACCTTAGAAGACTATGTTGATTTAAACAGAGATTACTCTGAGTTAGACAACTTGACAGCTTTGACAGAGTATTATAAAAGAACAAAACCGCATTTAAACGCGGAAGAAATAAACTTTTTAATTGAAGACTCTTTTAATTACGACGAAGAGTTAGACGATGAAAAAGATATTAGAAGAAAAAAATTAGCGCTAAAAGAGCAAGTTGCCAGTGCTAAGGCCTATTTAGACGGGCAAAAGTCTAAGTATTATGATGAGATTAAAGCAGGATCACGCTTGACGCCTGAACAGCAGAAAGCTTGGGACTTTTTTAATCGATATAACAAAGAATCTGAAGAGAATCAGAAGACAGCTGAAAAAGCTAAACTTGCTTTTCAACAAAAGACTGATCAAGTCTTTAACGACAAGTTCACAGGTTTTGAATATAACGTCGGAGAAAAGAAGTATAGGTTTGGCGTGAAAAATGCTAATGAGGTTAAAGAAACTCAAAGCGACATTAACAACTTCGTTAAAAAGTTTTTAGCAGAAGATAATACAATGTCAGACGCTGCGGGTTACCATAAATCTCTATTTACAGCAATGAACGCTGATGCTGTTGCTAAGCACTTTTACGAGCAAGGCAAAGCCGATGCTTTAAAAGATAGCATTGCTAAAAGCAAAAATGTAGATATGAGCGCTAGAAGTTCTCATGAAATAATAGATGCTGGAGGCTTGAAAGTAAGAGTGCTAGGTGAAAACTCTAATGATTTTAAATTTAAAATTAAAAACAAAAAATAACTTAACTTTAAAAATTAGAAATTATGCCATTAACTCCTGGAAATAATTTGAATAGCATTCCATCTGCTCAGCAGCAGACGCTAGCTTCAAATTACCTAGACTTTACAAACGGCGCCAATGACTGGGCGCAGCAATATTTACCAGACCTAATGGAGAAAGAAGCTGAAGTTTTCGGACCGAGAACTATTTCAGGCTTTTTATCTCAAGTGGGTGCTGAAGAACCTATGACATCTGACCAAGTTGTTTGGTCTGAGCAAGGTAGGTTGCACATTTCATTAAAAGGAAACTTAACCGCGGCTGGTGGTATTACCCTTGGTACTGGTGGTTTGTTTACAGTAACATCTGATATTGACGGAAACGTTTTAGCTGATGGATTTGGTAACGCGGCCGTAGGTGATATTCACGGTGTTAGAACTAACGACACTGTACTAGTAGCTGCTAACAACGCTGTTGTTCAGTGTTTAGTTACTGAAGTTTCAGGCGCTACTATCGAGCTTGCGCCTTACGGAGCATCTAACTGTAATGCTATTGGCGACATTGCAGATGGTTCTTGTACTCTTTTAGTATACGGATCTGAGTTCCAAAAAGGTTACAACTATAACAACGCGGCTGGTACTGCTACTGACCAAAGAGGCGCTAACGAGCCAACTTTCAAGTCTTTCACTAATAAGCCTATTATTATCAAAGACTACTACGAAGTATCTGGTTCTGACGCTTCAAGAATTGGTTGGGTAGAAGTTACTTCTGAAGCTGGCGCTTCTGGTTACCTATGGTACTTGAAAGCTGAAGCTGATACTAGAGCTCGTTTTACTGACTATTTAGAAATGGCGATGATTGAAGGTGTAACTGGCCTTAATGCAGACGCTGCTAACCCTGCTGATGACTTCTTAGTTGCAGGTACTAGCAAAGTAGGTACTGAAGGTTTATTCGCTGCTATTGAAGATAGAGGTAACATTTCTTCAGGTATTACCGGTGTTAACGCTGCTACTGATTTAGCTGAGTTCGACGCTATTTTAGCTGAGTTCGACAAGCAAGGCGCTATCGAAGAAAATATGGTATTCTGTAACAGAGCTACTTCTCTTGCTATTGATGATATGTTAGCTTCTATGAACTCTTACGGAGCTGGCGGTACATCTTACGGTGTATTTGACAACTCTGAAGATATGGCTTTAAACTTAGGTTTCTCTGGATTTAGAAGAGGTTCTTATGACTTCTATAAGTCTGACTTTAGATACTTAAATGACAAAGCTACTAGAGGTGGTATCAACGATGCTGCTGGATCTGCTGCTATTCGCGGTGTATTTATTCCAGCTGGTACTTCTACAGTTTACGATCAAATGTTAGGTCAAAACATGAAGCGTCCTTTCTTACATGTAAGATATAGAGCTTCTCAAACTGATGACAGAAGAATGAAGACTTGGACTACTGGTTCAGTCGGAGCTGCTACATCTGCTTTGGATGCAATGCAAGTTCACTTCCTTTCTGAAAGATGTTTGATTGTTCAAGGTGCTAATAACTTCATGTTATTACAGTAGACTATTAAATAAGGTCAGGGCTTCGGCCCTGATCTTTTTTTTATTAATTTTTATTTTATTATATTATGTCAAAGAAAAAAGAAACAAAAAAGGTTGCTGTAGAACAACCTGAAACAAGTTCTATAAACGAAACGATTGAGAAAATTGTTTATACAGAACCCGCACCAGAAAAAGTTATTTATAGAGGTCCTGAAGTTAAGCCAACTAAAAATGTTAATGACTGGGAAATAAGAGATAGAGTATACTATCTAAAAAATAACAAAAAACCATTATCAAGATCTATTAAGTCTTCAGGCATATATTGGTTTGACGAAGAAAAAGGCTACGAAAGAGAGTTAAAATACTGTGAAAATCAAAAAACTCCTTTTGTAGACGAAATGCAAGGTGATCAAAGATTATCACATATTGTATTTAGAAACGGAGCTTTATTCGTACCTAAAAACAAAACTGTACTTCAAAAGTTATTGTCGTTATATCACCCGGATAGAAAATCAATGTACTACGAGTACAAACCTGTTGAAATAGCCGAAGATCAATTAACTATTCTTGAAATGGAAATAGAAGCTTTGGATTTAGCAAGATCTATAGATATTGATTTAGCTGAAGCTATAATGAGAGCTGAAGTAGGATCTAAGGTGTCAAACTTGAGTTCTAACGAGTTAAAAAGAGATTTACTACTATTTGCTCGTAGAAATCCTAGATTGTTCTTAGAGTTAGCCTCTGATGATAACGTTCAGCTTAGAAACTTTGGTATTAAAGCTGTAGAAGCTGGAATATTAAGACTCTCTCAAGATCAAAGAAACTTTACTTGGGGATCTACTGGTAGAAAAGTAATGACAGTTCCATTTGACGAGCATCCATACACAGCGCTTGCTCATTGGTTTAAAACAGATGAAGGTATGGAGATCTATACCAGCATTGAAAAGCGATTAAATGCGTAATTACTTATAGAAGAGTAGCCACTCTTCGGGGTGGTTACTCAACTATAAAAAGTAATTAAATGGCGATAAATATAGATACAGTATATCAAAGAGTTTTGGCAATCGCCAATAAAGAGCAAAGAGGTTATATAACGCCTCAAGAGTTTAACTTGTTTGCAAACCAAGCTCAAATTGAAATATTTGAACAGTATTTTTACGATATTAATCAATTTGGAAGATTACACGGCAATGATACCGAGTACTCTGATATGCTTAATATTTTAAATGAGAAAATATCTGTATTTCAAAGAAATCAAACAGCAAGTATAACAAACACTCAGCAAGGCGGTTATTTAGCTACGTTTGGAAATACGTTAGTAACAAATGGAACTTTCAACGATGATATTTCCAACTGGACAGCTGGTGTTGTGGCTTCTGACAATGGTGGCACGCAAGTTTACGATGCTACTACTCAAAGTATAAAATTAATAGGTAACTCTGCAAACAATACTTTTAAAAGTTCTCAGTCAATAACGACTACTATTGGCGGCTTGTACAGAGTGAAGGCAAGTATAAACGCTGCTAATTTAAACTCTAGTGGATCTAACGGATCTGGAACTGCGCGTGTAACTTTTGGAGGTCAACTTTCTATTGCTGTAAATCCAGGCTCTAGCTCTACAGTAACATTTTTTCATTTAGCTCAAGCCGCTAGTACAGACTTAAAGCTAGTGTTAAATGGAAACGGCGATACAGCAGATAGTGTTTTGTTTGATAACGTTGAGGTTAAATTAGTTAGTAGCGTTAAGTTAAACTTGAACAGTGATATATATAGATTAGGAACTGTACTATACAGTAATTCTAATGGTGAATTTGTAGAGGTTGATAAAGTTTTGCCCAACGAAATGATATATATAAACTCATCGCCACTTACTAAGCCTAGTCTTTCTAGCCCGGCTTACGTATTAGAAGGTAATTCAATATCTGTATATCCTTCAAGCATAGCTAATGGTGAAATATCATACAATTATATAGCTAAGCCAAAGCAGTGTAATTGGGCTTATAACGTTGTTAACGAACAAGCTTTGTATGATTCAACTAACGCTATTAACTTTGAGCTTCACGAATCTGAAACTGTAACTATAGTTAATAAAATACTAGAGCTAGCGGGTATATCAATGCAGAAACAAGATATTCAAGCAGCGGCAGTAAATAGAGATAACAAAGAAGTTCAACAAGAAAAATCATAATAAATGGGATTAATAACAGAAACAGGTAGCTCGTATTATGGCGGTAGCAATTTAGGTGGTTATCAATTTACATCTCTTAAAAATATTATTGATCAATTTATTATTGCTTACGTTGGTGAAGATAAAATAATTAGTAAAATAAAAAGAAAAGACGTAGAGTTTCACGCTAAACGAGGTTTGCAAGAGTTTAGTTTTGATACTTTTAAATCTACAAAAGCTCTTGAAATAGAAGTGCCTAATACACTTCAAATGAGTTTACCTCAAGACTACGTTAATTATGTCAAACTTACGTTTACTGATGATTCAGGGCTAGAGCGTGTTATATACCCTATTAGAATTAGCAGTAATCCTCAAAAAATAACTCAAGACGCTAACGGCGATTATGTTTTTGGATCTGATAACGAAATACAAACGTCAGACTCTCAAACTTGGGATAAATTTAAAGCTGCTAATATAAATACTGATAGTGAAGACGACTTTTTCTATGATGATGACATCGTGGATTACAACATTGGAAGAAGATATGGTTTAGATCCGCAGCTAGCGCAATCAAATGGCAATTTCTACATTGACGAGCTTAGAGGTAAAATACACTTTAGCTCTGTTTTATCTGGTAAAATTATCACTTTAAAATATATTAGTGATAGCTTAGGTACAGACGAAGAAATGCAAGTTCACAAATTTGCAGAAGAGGCAATGTATAAGTATATAGCTTACGCTATATTATCTACAAGAGCTAACGTGCCGATAAATACTGTATTGAGATTTAAAAAAGAAGCTAGAGCTTCTAAAAGAACAGCTAAGCTTAGACTTTCTAATATTAAGTTAGAAGAAATTACACAAACACTTAGAGGTAAATCTAAACAAATAAAACATTAATAAATGGCTGAGTTAAAGAGAAACTTTCTCAAAGCCAAGATGAACAAAGATCTTGACGAAAGACTTGTTGACAATGGCGAATACAGAGACGCTTTAAACGTAGAGATAGCTAGTTCTGAAGGAGCTGAAGTTGGATCTGTGCAAACGCTAAAAGGAAACCATGCTTGGTTTAATCAATCAGCTTTTAGTAAAAGCGAAAACGCTCAGACAGTAGGATATTACAACGATAGAGAAAAAAATCACGTGTACAACTTTGTATGCGATGCTTTAACTCCATTACCTACAGAAATAAATACAACTTTTGGAACGCAAGTAGTAAACTTAGGAGTTAGATCAGATTTAATAGAGCAAATAACGCCCCATAAAACTAACGAAAATTTAACTATTTGCAAAGCTGTAATACACGACGTTTACGAGGTGTATATTAGACCTGGCACTCCAGATGATGTTAGCACTGACACTATATACGATTTAAAAGCAACTAACTTTACTTTAGACGAAAACTCTTTTAATACAACTTACGTAGACTTAGCTAAAATAAGACCTGGCATGAGAGTGCAAGCTATAGATCTTTCAGGCGAAGATATTTACGGCTCTCAAAACGAAGTAATTGTAAAAGAAATAGTGCCGAATGGTCTTCTAAACTCTTACAATATTAAAACAACAAGCGTTTACGGAAGTGGTATATTTTTGTGGTCTAGCAGTATGTCAGACCAAGGTGTTGTTTTAAAGTTTTCAGCGCCCAGAATATTAAAGTTTAGAAAAGGAAACTCTAAAGAAAAAGAAACTAATGTCGCTGGAAATCCAATAACGTTTACGCCAACAAATTCTTATATTAGCGCTATCAATGTTATCGATGACTTTTTAATGTGGACAGACAGCAGAAATGAGCCTAAAAAAATAAACATAAAAAGATCTTTAGCTGGAAACGCGACTTGGGGTAATGTAGGCGCACTTGCAAGCGTGCCACATACAATGTTGACTATAGAAAAAAATAATAAAATATTTCCAGTTTGTTATTTAGAAGAATCTCATACTACGGTTTTAAAGCCAAATCCGGAAACTAGATTAACCTCTAATGAAATAAATATAGCTTCTAATACTGTAGCTAATATACCTATATACGGAAAGCCTGGCGGTAGCCAACAACCTTGGGGACCTTGGAATTTTACAAATGACTCAGGTACTTTGTATCATTCTACTACAAATATATATATACAACCTCAAGTAGATCTTCCAGAGCCTTGGCTTGGTGGAACTGTCCTTTCTTTAACAGGATTTAGCACTGCTACAAATATACTTGTACAAGTAAAATCTGTTAACGGATCTAATCCTAGTGCTAATAATGGAGGTTATTATACCGTTACAAGAATTAGTGATTATCCAGATGGCTACGACAACGCTTCTCCCAACGAAGTTTGGACTGCTCAAGTAGTGACTAAAGAAAAATTGTATTCTAATGATTTTATTAGTTTTTCTTATAGATATATATATTCAGATGGTGAAGCTTCTTGCTTAGCGCCGTTCACTACAGCTTCATTTTTACCTGGCGACTATGCTTATTCTCCAAAAGAAGGTTATAATTTAGGCATGCAAAGCGCGAAAGAACAAATAGAATTAAAAGATTTTATACATTACCACACGCCTAAAGATGTTTCTATTATACAACTTATTTTTAAAAGTCAAAAATCTGACAATCTTTTTGTTTTTCAAGAAATAGATAGATTAGCAAACGCAGTTTCTAATAACGTTATATTGGGCTCGCAAGAATATGACAACACCGCTCAATATGATATAAGTAGTTTAACAGTGAAAGAAAGACTGTTTGGCCATACTTTACCTTCTGATCAAATAACTAGAACTTTTGATGCCGTACCTAAAAAAGCAGTGGCTCAAGAAGTTCAAGCTAATAGATTGATGTATGCTAATTTTACCCAAGACTATGATTTAATAGATTCTTTTAATAACAAAATAATACCTAGCGTTTCAAGCTATATTAATAGTGAGTCTGCTGGTTTTGGAGCTTCGTTTTCTTCTAATGCAACTTTATACGCTACTCAAGGTATTCATTATAGCGGAACAGTTAGCACTAACCCATCCACTCAAGGCGAACCTATATTTGTAAGAAATGCAGAAAGATACCAAATGAGTAAATTAGCTCAAGGTTATTACACTACTCAAGCTATAAAGATGGGTGTTGAAAATGATCCTGGAAACAACTTTCAAGCAGGAAATACATTTAGCGTTTACACAGCTCCTACTTCAGGTTTTTACAAAGTTAAAGCATCTGCCAGAATTAGAGGCTTTTTTGAAACTTCTGATATTAGAAGACCTAGAACAGTAAGATTAGCAATACTTCCAACATATCCTACAAACGCTAACAATTGGACTGATGTTTTTGAAAACGCAGGGGTTGATTCTGATGGTGTTTTAACTCAGTTTTATTCAACAGATAATGGATCATTTGGTATAGTAGGATATTCTAATAATGAAGCGAATAATTACAGCCAGCAGCAAAACACTTACATATACTATAATTATTCAGGAGGATTTGACTTAAGTAATACTCAAGCAGGCGTATTTAGTCAATGGCTAAGCTTTGAGTCAATGCAAGCTGCTGGAGTTGAATTTACTAGTAATGAGAATAATGGTACAACCAGTTATTTCGTTGTAGACCCTACTGTAGAAGGTACAGGCATTACGTCTTCGTTTTACACTGTAGAAATACCTGAAACTGAAATATTTTTAGAGCAAGGAGACTCTATAGCTTTATATGCTCAATCTGATGAGATTAATAGCTCTAGTTATCCTGCTAATTATGATGTTAAGGTACAATTCGCAACGTTTGAAGTTACAGAAGCTCCAGCTACAACTTTTAACTTACCTAGCTTGAAAGGTCAAAAGTCTATTAAATCTGATAGAAACTATAACGTAGGCGTAGTATATAGAGATAGCTTAGGCAGAGAGTCTTCTGTTTTAGTAGGTAAAGACGAAGACTTTTCTTGCGAAAAATCAAAAGCTTCTAATAGAAACTCTTTATTATTCTCTATTAAAAACAATTATCCCACTTGGGCAGAAACATATAAGTATTTTATAAAAGAAAACACTTCTAAATACAACAATTTAGTTTTAGAAGCTGCGTTTGTTCCTACTGGACAAGTTGATGTAGGAGATTACATATATTTAGTTTTTAACTCTATAGAAAAAGACAAAGTAAAAGTAGGTGATTATTTGATAGCTAAAAAACAGCAAAATACAAACACACCTATAACTAGCTTAGACGACAGATGGAGAGTTATATCTATAATCGGTGAAGCTACTGTTGATGGTGATACTGTAACAGTAGAAGGCAACAACGTTCCTAACTCTGTTGTCGCTGATAATAGCGAGCTTGATGGTAAGTTTTTTGTTAAAGTTTTTAGAGATAATATAGACGGTGAAGGAACTGTTTTAGGTGTTCTAAATAACGATGGAGCTATACTATCTGTTGGTAGCAACAACGGGGCCGTGTTTGAAACTGAGCCTGATAATAAATTGGACTTAGATTTATATTACGAAATAGGCGATGCTTTACCTATTAGATTAGATAAGAAAAACGCTAGCAAACATATTAAGATAGGATCTATTGTTACTGCGCATGGTATTACTAATAACGTTGGAAATTTAAAAGAAGACCATAATTCAAACCCAAGAGTTATTCGAATTGAAGGCTCTATAACAAAAGGTGTTGCGCAGTATAGCAACTTTGACGATGATTATTATTGCAAAGTTTTTTTAGATAAGCCAGCAACTCAAGTTGTAACTAACTTTTTTGGTATTAATGTTATTAGATTTAGAACATCTGATAGATCTTATACTGAGGCTATGTTAGGTAGGGATATAAACATTGGAGATGACGTAATATATTTACTCCCTCAAGTTCATTATAACGCTGGTAATCAATATAGCAACTTGTATTTAACCACAGCTGTTGACTGGTATAATTGCATATCTTTTGGCAATGGTGTAGAATCTGATACTATAAGAGACGACTTTAACGGAACTGAGCTTTTTAAATATATAGCTAGTGGAAAGCAAAGCGGAGTCAAAGCTAGCATACCTATAACTAATTATTCAGAATATACTAAACCTAACGATATAATATTTTCTGAAATATATAACGAAAATAGAAGTTTAAATAGGTTTAACGAGTTTATTATTGGGAACAACATAATAAAGCAAATAAATCCAGACTACGGTAGCATACAAAAACTTTTTTCAAGAAATAACGACTTAGTAACTATATGCGAAAAAAAATGCTTAAGAGTATTATCTCAAAAAGATGCGTTATTTAACGCTGATGGTAAAGAGCAGCTTTTAGCTACAGATAAAGTTCTAGGTCAAGCTATTCCTTTCGCTGGAGATTACGGTATATCTAAAAATCCAGAAAGCTTCGCTTTTGACGAATATAGATGTTATTTCACAGACACACAAAGAGGAGCTGTAGTAAGACTTTCTATGGACGGAATAACACCAATATCTAGGGTAGGTATGGACGACTGGTTTAGCGATCATTTAGTTCAAGCTCAAGCTATTATTGGATCTTTTGATAGTGATAAAGAAGAATATAATATAACAATACACGAGGTTAATCAACCTGGTCTTACTAAAGAAGTTTACACATTGTCTTTTAATGAAGATATAGATGGTTGGACTAGCTTTAAATCTTTTATAAAAGAAGCTGGGTTAACTTTAAACAATAAGTACTATACTTTTAAAAGCGGTCTTTTGTATAGACACCACGATGATACTAATGGCTATAACAACTTTTACGGTGTCAATTACAACTCTTCTATAACTGCTTTGTTTAACGACAATGTTAGTATAGTTAAGACGTTTAGATATTTAGATTATGAAGGAACTCAAGCTCGTGTTATTCAAGACCTTCAAGATTCTAATTATTACAATATAAATAGTAAAGATGGTTGGTATGCAGAGTATTTAAACACTGATCTACAAGAATCTTTACCAACTTACTTTTTAGATAAAGAAGGTAAATGGTTTTCTTATATTAGAGGTGTTGAAACAAAGCATACTAATCTAGCAGACGGCGGACAAGAAGAAGACAGTAATATAGATACTAAAGAATTTTCTGTACAAGGTTTAGGTAATTTAAACTCAAATGTAACCCTTATAAGTGGAACTTTGCCTTCTCAAGGTTTTAACGTAAACGTTAATGTTAACTTTGAGTATGATTCTCAAGAAGAAGGTGTTAGTTTACCAAATCTTAGCTCACCTCAAATTGGTGGTAGTGGTAGTGGTGGTAGTGGCATTGGTAGTGGTGGTTATTAATAAAATAAAGTATGCCGAATATAGTAACAACAGAAGGATTAACAGTATATAATGTAACTGAAGTAGGAAGCTCTTCTAGCACTGGGGCTGAATCTACTTTTTTAATAACTCCACTAGAAGGCTACTATATAGCGGCTAGTCAGTTCTCTTTAAGTGAAGAGTTTAATTTAGCTGATTATCCAGAAATTACGTCTATAACATTTTCAGATACTTCTTCTGCTTATACTATAGACAATAACGTTTTAGTTACTATAACGTGGAATGGCACTAGCGCGATAAATTCAAATTATGATATTAGCTTAAATATATCTTTTGATGATGTTGCGAACGTATATGACTCTAATACTACTGCGTTATCTTTCAACTTAGTTCAAGACTCTTTCGATGGTCTTTTTGACAACCAATCAATTACTTATCAAGCAGTTCAAGACGACAGTGTTCCTCAAGCTATAAATTTAAGTAGTTTTGGCAGCGAATCTATAGATAACTTATTTGTTACTTGTGATATAAATCAAAATGGTCAAGTCGCTATATTTGACATTGTAATAAGTGTAGATGAAGAAGGTCAACATTTTTTACAGACGTATGAGCAAGGAGATGCTTTATTGTTTAGTCAAACAGAGCTTTCAGAAGGAACTTTTGAAATGCAAAAAATAAGCTCTACTAATGATTTGTTTGGTAATGTTTATACAGAAACATATAGATTATATTATACTAGAGCTAGTGTTGAAACAGATACTGCTACTCTTTTTCTAAACTCTCAATTACCTAATGAGTACGCTATAGCTAATGTTGGCGGTAATCAAGTAATAGTTTCTGGAGTAGGATCTGGTGATGCTATTGATGGAGCCGATACTCTTACTAACGAGACTTCAAAGGTATTTGCCTTAAAAAATATATCTTCTGAAAATGTAACGTTTTCGTACGCTGATAACTGGGCTAACGATGGGGAAGAAATACCGTTTCTACTAGGAGCGCCACAAGACGGCGTATCTACTTATCAATATCATTTTGATGTAAACGCCAACGTAAGTGGCGATAGGCAGATGAATGTCGAAGTTAAAGATTCTTTTTACAATATAACTAGAACTACTTTTATAATAAAACAAACAGAGGGTGTTTTTGTAGAGTTGAAATTAGTAACTACTCAAGATCAAGAGTTTGACATATATAGTGGCAATATACTTCAAGATGAGAACCTTGCTGATTTTGGTAAAGTTATAAGTCACCCTAGTGAATTAGAAAATGCTTTCGCTCAAACTAATAGTAATCCTCCATCTCCAATGCCTCACTATGTCGCTCCATTTTTTAGTGAGCCTCTTTACAAGTTAATGTTGTTTGTAGACGGTAGTGTTAGTATTGAAGATATTCCAGGCTTAGTTACTGTTGATCAACAAGGTTATCCTTTAGACGCTTTTCCTCAAGACGGTTGGATTAATTTTATAGACAATTGGAATATTGTAGGAGATAATATATATGAAGCTTTTTTCTTTGTTAGAAATCAAGATGTTTACAATTACTTAGGTAATCCAGTAACAACTCAAGACAGAACTGCTACTTTTTCAGTAACGCATCCTATTGATCCAACGAAAACAGACACTTTAACTATAACTCAAGATGCTAGGTACGACGAAACTGTAGATACTGCTGTTTTAAAAATAGCACCTATTATTGATGGCCAAGCAGATTATTCAACTGCATCGACAGCGGATGTTGTAGACCAAGCGGTGAGTGTGTCTGAATTTGGGCAGTTAACACAGCATAGGCTTTTTATAAAGTTAAATGATTTTGAAAACGATTTTAACATGCCTAACACTGTTACTGACACGTCTCAATATCCATTACCAAGAGTCACCATAGAAACTAGCGGCATTTGGACTTCTTTTGATAATGGCGCATTTTATAATGTAAGTGTTAATGGAATCAATAATGACAATTATCTTGTTTCAGATTTTTGGAATATACCTGGAGAGTCTATTACTTTAATACCTAACGAAAACTATGATGCCGCAGATTCTGATAATGACTATCAATATTATTTAGACTATCAGTTATCTAATAATAATTCTTTTAGCACTAGATTTATAAAGTTTTTTATATTTCACCCGCAAAATCCAAACATACCAAACGTATACAATAATGACTTTATACAGCACGGTCAGTTAGCTAATAATATCGCTAGATTTAAAGTTACTTCAGCAATAGGATCTGTTTACAATTTTAATCCTGAAGGGGAAAGTATAGGTGTTGGCGGTTTATATAATGGCGATCTACCTACAATTGGACTTTGGAACGCTGATGAACAACAATTTACAGCTATAGATATTGATCCTATTGACAATAATTTTGTAGATGGTGATTTTTCAATACAAATAGGTAATAATGTTGACACGTTTCCTTCTAGTGTTGGTAGTTTTGCCGGAGCTTCAAATATAAATTTATTCATTACTAAATGGGAAGCTAATACTCCAGAAGGCCCTAGATCTAAAACTTTAGGCATTTGGCATAGTAGTTTAACGCCTGGCGTTGATCTTCCATCAGATACCATTACTCTTAGTCAAGCCGCTGCGCAAGAAAACCCAGATATACACTACGTAGAGGTGTTTACAGATTTTTCAACTAACTTAAGTTACGAGGCTGGATCAGTCACGGTTTACATTAAAGTTGGAGATCACTCCGTTGCTGATATTGGTCAAGGTACAAATTTTCCAGATGTTGAAATATATAGATGGAATGGTCCTGCCGTATCAAACGGAATATATAGTGATGAAAATGGAAACTATAGTAATGAAGGTATAGTTCCTAACAGTAATAATATAACAGTACAAGTTAATAATACTCCTAACGTTGCAGAACCAAATACTAATACTTTTTACACTCACTCTGTACAAATAAATCACAGCGAATTAACTTCAAGTAATCAATATTTTTTTGCCGTAAGAGCAAAGCATCAATATCAACAGTCTTTTGACGAAAATGACTACGTTGTATTTACAATACAACCTCAAGCAAGTCTTACTATAACAACTGCGTATACAGATGTAAATCTAGTTGACGGGCTATACGAGTTAGACGGAGTCAAAACTGTAATTATATCTAGCGACGCCACTAGCCTGTCATTTGAAGTAGAACATGCTAATTTAGAACCATACACTGACGATTTAATTTTATATCCTGAACCTACGTACTCTTTAGTTACAGCTAGATTTTTAAACGCTAACAATCTTGGCGTTTTTAACGAAACTGCTGGCGATGAGTATGATGGCGTAAGTCAAGACGCTGTACCTTTAGGGTTCGCTGATAATAATAATACACCTTATTTATTTCACGACGGTGTAAACGAAACAGTTCCTTCAACATATTCACCTAATATACCTAATACAGAAGATGGATTACTAGCAAGCACTTATCTAACTGCTAACGCTTTTCCACAAGCAGGGTTTGGAATTAAACTAAATGTAAGCCCGCAGTTTTCAGGTCAAACTTTGAACTATTTTATAGGCGTTTGGCGAAGTGAAAAAACGCCAAGAACTAACTTAATAAATACTAATTATGAGTTTGACCTTTTTTCTGCAAACGACTTTCAAACTAACAATTTTAATGGAACTATTGGCTCTAACACGTCTTTTCATATTTCGATACCAGGTAATAATGATCCTACTAATGCAGATATAATATCTTACGTCCTCAACAATAGTATATATGAACCTATAGAGTCTACTGCTGGATCTGGCGTGTATGATGGTTTTAATTGGAATTTTGGTGGTGTTGGAGAAACTAATCTTTTTAGTGATAATAATGAAACAGCTCATATTAAACTTTTAGTACTTAAACCTGAAATATCTAATGGTCAAATAAGCGTAGACGCAGATTTTATTCCTCCTGGTTATGGAGTAGGAAAAACTTTAGGTATATCTTTTGAAGTACAAAATTTTAATACATACGGTGACGCTCAAAGTTTCAACAGTGTTATTAGTAACGGTGGTGTTTTTTATAGCGAAATTTCTGCTGTTTCTAACGAACCTAATATTTTACAGAGTGTTCAAGAAGCTATTACGCTTAATGGAAATGGAAAATATGAGGCTAGAATAAAGCAAAACTCTGCACATATTGTATTTTCAGTTAGAACAAACGCGCAGTTTACAATTAAAAATATTGTAGTATGGGAGATAGAAGACGATATATCTATTAGACCTGGAGAGAGTGATTTTGACTTTAACCAGCCGCCAGATGACATACTTAAAGTGCTTCATCAATCAAGCTCTTCAGTATTAAGTTTTTCTGCAACTGGGTACGCAGGAGGACCAATACCCTCTTATATAGCAACAACTAGCTACACTAATGGAACGCAGTTAGTAATAGATGCTAATCCACAACAAGCTAACATAAACCCAAACGGAGCTAATTTGCAGTTTGAACTTGATAACGGCGGAGGAGCTAATCCTGTGCTTAAGGCTTGGGACGGTGTTAATAACACTGACATTGAAGATATTCCTTGGTTAAGTGACTTTGCTGAAATAGTAGGAGGCCCTCAAGTTGGCACAGTTGCTATTACATTTTACGTAAATGCCAACTTTGGCGAATCTTCAAGACAAGTTACTATTGGCTTATTTAATGGAGAGCCATCAAGTAGTACTCAAGCTCCTTTAGATACTTATACGCTAATTCAAGATGGTCCTGCTGACATAGTACCATAATTACTGTAAATTGTTAAATAAAAATATATGCCTTACGTAATAGAATATCAATTAGAAAACATAAACGCGTCGTTACAGATTGGTGACGCTGTATATTACACGTCTTCTATACAGGTGGGTAATAACCCTAACTTTTTTAATATTAACAATAATACTTATTCAGACATAGTAAAAATAGGCACTATTAGCTTTATTAATAGAAGTGCTAATAAAATAAGAATATCAGGCAGTGCTAATGTTAACTTGCCAAATAACAATAGTTTTTTGTTTTTTACAAAAGACAACGCTAGAAATCTTAGCTCTATAAAAGGTTATTATGCTGAGTTAAAAATGGTTAACAATAACAATGATAGTAGATCAGAGCTTTTTCAAATAAGTCTTAGCGCTGACGAAAGTAGTAAATAGACTACTCAAAATGTAACTATATATAAACAAATTAAATCATGGCATCAGGAAGTTTAAGCAACCCATTTAAGAAACAAGAAGAAACACCAATGAAGCAAATAGATGGTGGTCAAATAGGATCTACTATTGGCGGTATTGCTGGAACTGCTATAGGTGGCCCTATCGGAGGCATGATCGGATCTGCTTTAGGCGGCATGATAGGTGGTAGTATAGGTGGTGGAGGCCAGACAGCTACAGGCCCTAGCGCTGCAGAGCAAGAGTATCAAAAACTACTGCAAGAATACAAGGATGTTAAGTTTAAAACTACAAATCCTTACGAAGACATGCAAGTTAATCTTCAAGCTGCAGAGTTTCAAAGAGACATGCAAGCTCAATCTCAAGCTGATGCTCTTCAAGCTTTAAGAGGTGCTGGCGGAGCTGCAGGGGCGGCTGCTTTAGCTACGGCCATGTCTAGACAAGCCGCTGAAAAAGAAAGAGCTATAGCGGCCAGCATAAGTGAGCAAGAACAAAAAATACAACTATTACAAGCAGAACAAGCGGCTAAAAACGAAGCTGCCAAAAGATCGTTTGAAATAGGTAGGATGGAAACAATGCTAGGCATTAGTATGGGTAAAGTTACAGCTGAAGAGCAAGCTAGACTAGCCGAGCAGCAAGGAAAATTAGATAGACAATCTCAACTAATTAGCGCTGGTGTTTCTCTAGCTGGCACTTTAGGAAGTTCGTTTATAGAGAGCGGTGGTTTACAACCTAAAACAATCAAAACATTTGGAGATGTTAATAATGCCGCACCTCTTCAAGAAATATCTCCAATAAGCGCTGGTAATCTTTCGCCTTCTAGCTCCACATATTATCATAGCACAATGCAACCAGCTACACCTTATATTTCAGAATAAATAATAAAACATGGCAAATCAAGCATTAATACAAGCAGCACAGCGCATGTACAGCGCTAAAGCAGCTAAAGCTGAAAGAGATATATCACCTATATTACAAGCCGGCTTATACACAACTCAAAAAATAAACACTGCTATTGAGCAGAAAAGAGAAAGACAGCAAGAAGAAGCTGCTAAAGAAACAGAATCGTTTAAAGATATTTTATTAAAAAACGATAAGATAAGACCAGAGCTTACATCTAAGCTGCAAGATCTTCAAGATCAATATTTTGAAAACTTAAAAATATCTGAAGGCATTTTTGTCGGTCGTGATAAAAAAAATGAAGCTATAGAAGCTAATAATAAAATAGCTAATCAACTTCGTAAGTATGAATCTCAACTAAGAACTGTTGATATAAACAAAGCTATAACAAACAATACTTCTAAAGCTAATTTTGTCGGCGATCAGGTCGATGATGTTGTGTACAGAGACAAATCTTTAGCTGATAATTTAATATTTAAAGATGATGGTATATATTACATAAACCATAAAAACGAAGAGGTTTCTTTAGATGATTACAAAAGACCAATACAAGTGTACGCTGAAGGTATAACAGGTATGGTTGAAACTTTAGGTGTTGTACAAAAAGCAGGCTTAGAAGGAATGGAGTATGAGGGCGGTGTTGAAGAGGCTGTAGAAAATAACATAAACACTTATTTAAGAAGCAGTAATTATAAATCATTACTATTTGATGATATAGGAACTTATAATTGGGCTGAGCAACAGTTACTTGAAGAATTTGGTGAAAACTCTGGAGTAGAGTTAGTTGATGGTGAAATTAAAATAATAGAAGGCAAAGAAGACTTAGTAGCTAACAACATAGAAGAATTAAAATTAAGAGTTGAAAGAGAGCCTGACAAGTATAAAGAAGAGTTTAAAAAAGATTATAAAGATGCTATGTCTAAAGTTTATCAAAGCTCTTTGTCAAAATACAACGCTAAGCAGCAAGAGATTAAAGATTCTAGAGCAGATAAAAAAAATTACCAACTTTCTACAACAGCTCAATACGTAGAAAAAGACTATGTTGAAAACGTTTATAACCAAATGAAACAAGGCTACGTATTAATTAATAATCAACCTTATTTTAAAGATCCAAAAGATGGACTATTTTACATGTCTGATTCGTATGACGAACTAAAAAAATCTAAACCAAGCGAAAGCAATCCAAATACAGGATTAGCTGATGGAACTATAGCTAGATTAAAAGGTGTAGAAGCTTACTCTAATGAGTTTAGCTATGAGTTTACTACTGCTAAAGAGCAAATAGATGATGAAAATGATAGTGAAAATGGCGAAGAAACAACTTTAAATATAAAGTCTAAAGAAAGATCACCAATATCTGTTGGTATAAAAAGAGTTTTAAGTGATTACTTTGGTGCTGATATTAATATAGAATCAAGCACGTGGAGAAAGTCAGACGACGGCACTTGGAGTGTCAATCTTTTAGATCAAACTGGAAGATCTACCGACTTTGTAGGCGGTATAACCGAGCAAGAAATATTAAATGTTAAAAAACAAAATCCTAAATTATCAGACGAAGACGCTTTATTAAAAGCGGCAGCTAACAAACTGCAGGCGCAAAAAGATTCTAACTTAAAAATAGAAGGCTAATATGTTTGAATTAAATGGAATAAACTATACGTTAGATCAACTTCAGTCTGCGGCTATAGAAAATAACATGGATTTTAATTCTTATTTGCAAGCTCTAAAAGAAAAAGGTCTTGTAGAAAAAGAAGAAAAGTCTGATGCTGATTTAAGACCTTTGACCGTGGAAGAAATGTTTCAGTTGCCTTCGTATTTAGGAGGTGCTACGCCTACAGAAAAATTAGCTTTAACTGGAGCCGGTATAACAGAAGCTTTGTCAGGATTTTTCGCTTCTGGAGACGCTTTAGTATATAGTACAGACTTGTTAGCTAGACAGCAAGCGGAACAAAGAGATTACAGTAAAGAAGAAAGATTAGATCTTTACAAGCAGTACGAGCAAACTGGACTTACTGGAGTATTAAATAAAGCTACAGATTATCTTAACGAGTATATTACTAGAGAAGATGGCACAATAACTGGTCAACTTTTAAAGTTTTCTGAAACAAAAGACATAAAAGACGTAAAAAAAGCTGCTGAAAAAACAGTTGATGGTATGATTGAATCTATACCTTCACTAGTCGCCGCTAGATTTGGCCCTTGGGGATTAGCTACTTTAGGTGTTAGCGTCGCGGGTAATAAATTTAAAGAAGAAATATACGAAGATGCAGGTAGAAATACAGGTCTTTTACTAGCTAATGCTGCAGGATCTGGTGTTATTGAAGCTGGTTTTGAAGCTGTTACTTACGGCTTGATGAAGCGAGCTGGTTTTATTAAAAATAAATACGGATCAGATACAGCTAAAAGATTTTTTAACGAAAGTATAGCTGCGTTTGGTAAAAGACTAGGTGTAGCGTATTTAACAGAAGGTGCTTCTGAAGCCGCTACTGAAGCTACGCTTATAGCTTTTGATGCTCTTACTTTGGGCGATGAAGTTAAAATGAAAGAAGCTGCCCAGCGTATTGGTGATGCTTTTTTAGTTGGTGGAGCTATTGGCCCTAGTATCACTGCCGCTGGCAAAGTTAACGATATTGTAAATCCTAAAGCTAGAGAAAGAGCTTACAACGCTTTAATGAGTACTGAAGATCAAGCCGCGCTAGCATCTATAGCTAAGCAAGCAGATATTATAGGCAACAGTGTTGATAAATCAGATCCTATATCTGTTAAAAAAGCAGATGAGCAGTTAAGCAAATTAAATGCTTACGCTAATAGAGTAAAAGGTGATAATGTTTTAACTTTAGACAACATGACTAAAGAAGAGCTAAGCGAATATGCTGAGCTTATCGATAGGCAAACAGAGTTAAAAAAAGAGTATAGAAAAACTAAAAACGAGCAAGCTAGAGAGCGAATAAAAAAAGAGTTTTCTGAGATAGACGCAGAACTTTCTATTATAAAAGATAAATCTAGATTAAGAGCTGGAGATAACTATTTACAAAATGTTCAGGATTACGCGAGTGATATTGGCGCTGAAGTTGAAGTTTTCAACGAAGAAAACGGTGGTATTGAAGCTGCTCAAAAAAGATATGAAGAGCTAACTGGTAAAAAAGACGACATAAGAGATGCTGACGGCTACTACGATCCTGTATCTGGTAAAATGATTATAAACGAGTTAGTAGCAAAAGAAAAAGGCGCTGTGGCTGTTTCTAATCATGAGTTTTTACATAGAATAATTGGTGATACATATTCAAAGCTAACTACAGAAGAAAAAATAAATCTTAACAAAGGATTTTTCAAAATACTTAACAAAGATCAAAAAGACGCTGTATTAGCTAGATTTAAAGAAAATAATATTGAAGGCGATGCTATTTTTGAGTCAGAAGAAATGTTTACATATTTTTCTGACGCTATAGACAAAAAAGAAATAAAGTTTAACGAAAGTGTTTTTAATAGAATAGGTAATATACAAGAAGAACTATTAAGACTAACGGGTAAGCGAGCAGAGTTTGAAAATGGTAGACAAGTATATAATTTTTTAAAGAACTATAGTAAAACAATGAAAAAAGGTGGGCGTAGTAGACGTATCACTGAGTTTGCTAAAGTTGACGCGCCAACTGGACGTCTTGAAAGTGTTAGAAAGTCTGTATCAAAAGACATCGACACTGAGCTAGTCAAAGACACTAAGTTCGAAGACAAAATGCAACAGTTGTATCAAGATCCAGCCACATGGCTAGACATTGAAGAAGCATACAAGCCTAGAATAAAAAGAATACTTAGAGCTAATTACTCTTGGATAGAAGATTTAGATAATCAAAACAATACTAACAAGCTTGATGCTGTTATTGAAGAAGCTGTTGGGCCTAACAGAGGTATACTTGAAATGATAACTAAGTATGACCCTGAAAGTGGCGTGCCATTAAGCGGATATATAGGTTCTATCATGAAGAAACGAGGTATGATGGAGTATGTGCAGCGAGAATTTCCTGAAGGTGTTATACAGCAAAACCTAGGTGCTAGAGAAGATGTGCAGAAGCAAGTTGCTAAAGTAGAAGCTGAGCAAGATGTTGAAGCTGACATAGAAACAGAAGATTTGTCTATAATAGGTCAAGCTAAAACTCAAGCTGAAAAAACCGAAAGACAGTCTAAATTTAGAAGAAAACTTGGCTTTGATACTGGCGGCGATAACTACAACAAAATACTAGAAGCTACTAAAAAAAGTTTAGTATTAGCTTATAGAAAAACACAAAATATAAAAGATCCTGCTAAGAGAGCTATTGCTATAAGAAGTTTAATTAGAGAAGAGTACTTTACTAAAGGTCTTACTAGTGATATATTTAAGCCTTTGAAAAACTTTTTAGGCACTAAAGATTATGTTAAAAACTTAAAAGAGCATAGAGAAGCTATTGTAGAAGCTATATCAACAGCTGACTTTGTGCAAATAGAGCGTAAAGTAAACGATAGCGACAGAATATTTACTACGTTTGACCGCAAGCTAACTAGCAAAAAAGACGTTGAAGATGCTGTAAATAGAGACTTGATACCAGTAGACGCTTTAAATAAAATAGACAAAGGCCAAGCTGTAAACTTGTATAAAAAGCGCATGCCTACAGAAGCAGAGTTTATTGAGTTTGCGGATCAGCCAGCTATAAATCCAGTAACAGGTGCTAGATCTGGTTTAAAAGGCACTAGAAAAGATGGCTTTGCAAAAGCTATGGCTAATACTTTAGTGCTTGATGCTACAATGGAAGCTAGACAAAGCCAAGAAGTTTTAGATAGACTTGATGATAAAACTGTAAGTCAAATAGATATAGATCAACTAGCAGCGGCTATTGGTAGAGAAGTTGATGTTAGATTTAGCTATAGTGAAGGAAAGTACGAAGGTGTTAAAAAATTAACAGCGTTTGAAGCTGACAACAAAACTCTACCAGCTATATTAAGAGCACAAGACGCTATAAGAGTTAGAATATCTAACGATGAAAACTTTGAAGAAGATTCTAAGGTTTTAGAGCTTTTAGAAACTCTTGAACAAGACATTGTTGACGGCGTACCAATGATAGACGCTTATAACAATTTAGTTTCTAAGCTACCAGAAAGCGTAGATTCTTACATGTTAGATTTTAACAGCTTAAATTCATTTACAAAATATATTAAAGATACTACACTTCCTTTAATAAGAGAGCAAGGTTTTAAAGCTTCTGTTAACTTTTTAGAGTCAGAGTTACAAGGCAAAAATAATGAACAGGCTAAAGTTATAATTGATGAATTTATAAAAAACATAGGAAGATCTGCTAGAACAGCTGGCGTAGAAGGTATAACAAGAAATAGACAGCTAAAAGAAGAAGTTGTAGATCAGCTTCTTGATGGTAAGTTTAAAGACTTGTACACTTTAGTTCCAGTTGAAAGTGGTGAAGCTTTTAAAGATGTTGAGCTGCATGAAAATATATCTAATATAAAAAATAATATTAGAACAAATAAAGAGCTTCGTAATAAAGTAAATAGACAAGCTCAAGAAGCTAGAGACTTTATATTTAAAGTTTTAGATAGCAATATTAAGCTGTCTGAAAAACTAGCAATGATAGATTTAATGTCTGTAGATCAAAGAGGCGCTGTTAGAAAAATGTACACAATGGGCGCGAGCGTTACGGATAAAAGTAATTTACCGGCTAGCAAGCTAACACTAGAGCATGAGATAACAGCTAAAGATATGATTAGCTATTTAAAAGCTTACGCTAAAAACGAAAACAAAGCGAAAGCTAAAAAAGTTTTAAACGAAATACTAGATCAAGCTAGAGTTCATGTTTTACCTAAAAAAATAGATAATATACTAAAGTCAGAAGGCCATAAAAGTACAGGTGGTAGAGGCAGATATGCTGTTGGTACAAAAGCTAGAGCAGAACTACAAAAAATGCGAGATACCGGCATTATAGATTTTGTTCCTATAGAGCTTACGGAAGTTAAAGATTTAAGTACTTTAAGTAAAGCTGTTAGATTTTCTAGAACTGTCAATAAACCAACTAAAGGTATAACTGTATTAGACTTTGATGACACGCTGGCTACTAGTAAATCTTTAGTCAAATATACTAGACCTGATGGAACTAAAGGCACGTTAACACCTGAGCAGTATGCTGCTACTTATGAGGATTTAGCAGATCTTGGTTATGAGTTTGATTTTTCAGAGTTTAGCAAAGTTGTTGATGGTAAACCTGCGCCGTTATTAAATAAAGCTAAAAAGCTAGCTGGCAAGTTTGGCACTAAAGATATGTTTGTGCTAACAGCTAGACCCGCGGATTCAGCACCTGCCATTAAAGAGTTTTTAAAACAAAATGGCTTAGATATACCTTTGGAAAATATAACAGGTCTAGGCAACTCTACTTCTGAAGCTAAAGCACTATGGGTTGCTGACAAAGTAGCTGACGGTTACAATGATTTTTACTTTGCAGATGATGCGCTTAAAAACGTACAAGCTGTCCAAAACATGCTAGATCAATTTGACGTGAAGTCAAAAGTTCAGCAAGCTAGAATTAAGTTTAGCAAAACGATGAGCGATGACTTTAACAAAATGCTTGAAAGAACTAAAGGCGTACCTTTTGATGAGGCGTTTTCTAGAGCTAAAGCGTTAAAGCTTGGTAAAAATAAAGGTAAGTTTCAAGTTTTTGTGCCGCCTTCAGCTGACGACTTTGAGGGTTTATTATATTACTTTGTAGGCAAAGGCGAACAAGGTAATAAAGATTTAGAGTTTTTTAAAGAAGCTTTAATAGATCCATTTTCAAGAGCTTATACGGAGCTTGATCAATCTAGACAAACTATCATAAATGACTGGGTTAATTTAAGAAAAGAGTTTCCTGAAGTAGCTGATAGTTTAGGTGATATGATACCAGGAATGACTTTTACTTATGACAACGCAATAAGAGTTTATTTATGGGATCAAGCAGGCATAGAAATACCAGGCTTATCTGAAACTGAGCAAGCAGAATTAGTAAGAGTAGTGGCTAGAGATAGTGATCTTATGGCTTTTGCTAACGGACTTAGTATCTTAACTAATGTTGAGCAAGGTTACGTTAAACCTAGCGAATACTGGACAGCAGGTAGTACTGCTTCTGATGTTAATGAAGTATCTGAGAAAATACGTAGAGCTGAATTTTTAACTGAGTGGGTTGAAAATAAAAACGAAATATTTAGCGAAGCTAATTTAAACAAAGTAGAAGCCACTTACGGTAGTAGATTTAGATCAGCACTTGAAGATGTGTTATACCGTATGGAGACTGGTAGAACAAGATCAGAAGGTAGTACAGACGCAATATCTAACAAGTGGATGCGTTGGCTAAATAACTCTGTTGGTGCTATAATGTTCTTAAACGTTAAATCAGCTTTACTACAAACTATATCTACGGTAAACTACGTTAATTACACAGATAATAATCCTCTTCAAGCTGCTAGAGCATTTGCTAATCAAAAACAATATTGGTCTGACTTTACTATGATATTTAACTCTGACTTTTTAAAACAGAGACGTAAAGGACTAAAAACTGATATACAAACTGCTGAGATAGCTTCTGCTGTGGCAGGCGCTGCTAACAAAGCGCAAGCCGCTATATCATACTTGCTTAAAAAAGGTTTTTTACCTACACAAATCGCTGATAGTTTTGCAATTTCTGCTGGTGGCGCTACATTTTACAGAAATAGATATAAGTCTTATATTAAGCAGGGTTTGAGTGAAGCTGAAGCTAAAGAAAAAGCATTTAACGATTTTAGAAACTCTACAGAAGAGTCGCAACAGTCTTCAAGACCTGATCGTATATCTCAACAACAAGTTTCTAATGCTGGTAGACTTTTGTTAAACTTCCAGAATTATCCAATGCAGCAAGCTAGAATATTTAAGAAAGCTATATTAGGACTTTCTAGAGGTACAGGAGATGCTAAGCAGCATTTAGCTCGTATTGCTTTTTATGGCTTTGCTCAAAATATGATATTCCTTAGCTTGCAAAATGCTTTGTTTGCTATGCTATTTGACCACGAAGACGAAGAAGAAAAGCAAGAGCTTTTTGACACTAAGATCGAGCGTATACTTAACGGCATGGTTGACACTATGCTTAGAGGTTCTGGTATTGCTGGCGGTGTTATAGCTACACTTAAAAATACTATGCTAAAAGCAGTTCAAGAGCTTGAAAAAGGACCAAGAGCTAATGAAGCTAACATAATATTAGAAGCTGTCAATATATCACCTGCTATAGGCTCTAAAGTTAGAAAAATAAACAAAGGTTTTAGAACTTACAAGTGGAACAAAGATGCTATAAGCGAAATGAGTAAGCTTGATCTTAGAAATCCTTTATGGACGACAGCTGCTCCAGTAATTGAAGGTGTTACTAATATACCTACTGATAGAGCTATTAGAAAAATAAATAATATGCGAGAAGCTTTTGACGATCAAAACTCTAGGTATCAAAGGTTAGCTGTAATGCTTGGTTATAGTCCTTACGAGCTTGGCATTGATCCAGATAAAGAAGTCAAAGAAGCCAAGAAAAAAGGAAAAGGAAAACAAACTAGTGATAAAAAACAATGCTCTGCTTTTACTAGCATAGGTGTAAGATGTAAAAATACGACAACTAATAAGTCTGGTCGTTGCTACGCTCATAATTAACATGTAATAATAAAATAATGGAACCGGTGGATAAAGAAATAGCACTAATGCAGCAACGTATGGATCAAATGGATAAAAAGCTTGACAAGATGGATGAAAAGTTAGACATGCTTACCAAGCAACTGCTTGATCCTGATAAAGGTATAGCAGCTAGAGTAAATGAAAACACAACGGCTAGAAAAACTATGACTAAAGCTATATGGGTGTTATATGCCGCTGTAGCCGCTGCTTTAGCTAAAATATTTATAGGATAATGGAAGAAGCTTTTAAACTAATCGAAAATTATGGACTGTCTATAGTTTTACTTATGGGTAGTTTATACGCTTTATATAAATTTTTCTTTTTTAGTATTAAGGAAGTTAAAGTTGGTTTTGAAAAAAGACACGAATCTTTGCGTGAGCAAATGAACGAAGTAAAAGAAAAGCTAAATATAATACTAGAGTTTATAAAGAAAAATGATAGGTAAAAACCTCGAAGTAAACGTTGGTAATATAATATGGATAGTAGGTGTAATCTTTACTATGGGAGTAGCCTATAGTCAAATAGGTCAGCTAGAAGAAGATATTAACGTGCTAGAGCAACGCTTAGAAAAGAAAATAAAAATCATCAATGAAAACGATGATAAAATAAATGAATTAGAAAAAGAATTAGCAGCTATAAAATGCTGTGATAACAATTAAAAAATTAATAAAAAATGGCAACATTAACACCAACATTAACTTTAGTAAGTACTAACGCTTCTACTGATGCTTTGTCTATTTCAGTCACTGATAGTTTAACAGTAGGAAATCCCGCTGTAAACGTAGGTAGATCTAATATATTGCATACAGCAGAGACAGTTATAATACCTAGTACAGTGAGTTCAGTTAATTATGTTTATTTAAAAAACATGGATACTTCTAATTTTATTAGTATAAAAACCGACGCGGCAGTTCTTTTTATGAATTTAGGTCCTGAAGAATTTGCATTTTTTCCTTTAAACGGACTTGTAGGATTAGAAGCACAGGCTGATACAGCAACCTGCGTTTTAGAATATGGCTATTGGACTAAGTCGTAATGCAACTAGAAGTTTTAAGATTTAGCTCAGAGTCAGACTCAACCTCAGGATTGTTGTTTGAAGTGAGTGATTTAGGCAGACACTTTTTATGTTATACTTTAGAAGACGAAAGAAGAGCTTTAAAAGTTAAAGGAGAGACAAGAGTTCCAGCTGGCGTGTATAGCATAAAGTTAAGAAAAGAAGGTGGTTTTCATAGTAGATATACTAAGAAATATCCTGGGCTTCATCGCGGCATGCTTCATATAGTTGATGTACCTAACTTTGAATATATACTTATTCATACTGGTAATACAGATGAGCATACAGCTGGATGCTTAATTGTAGGTGATGCTCAAGAAAACAACCAACTGTTGCCTGATGGTTTTGTTGGTAAAAGTGTAAATGCTTACAAAAGAATATATCCTAGTATTGCAAAAGCCATTGAGCAAGGCGAGGAAGTAACAATAAAATATATAGACTACGATTAATGGGAACTTTAAAACTTAGCATAACAGAAAATATTAATGTAGTTAGTGGTGGTTTTCAATACAACTACACAACTACTGGCGCTGATTTTGATTTAGAAATAGCAAACGTAGATGCTTTTAATGAGCAAAAACTTAATATAGGAACAGGGTTTACTCAAGTAGCTAAGTTTTCTTCTGGCGCTACTCAAGCTATGGGAACTTATGATTCTGATAAATTTAAGTATATGCGATTTAGAAATACTCATGCTAGCGCAACTTTAACATTGCAATTAAGCGACGCTACTAGCAACAAGCAAGTAAATTATAAAATAGCTGCTGGTGAAGCTATGTATTTTACTAGCTTAGTATTTGACTGCAATAGTTCTACTTCAGCTCCAGCTGACGACGTAGTACAAGGAACTCAAAATGTGACTGGGCTTACTGCAACGGCAGATGAAGTGCAAATGAAGTCTTCTACCGGTACAGTTACTGTTGACATGCTTATAGCTTACGATTTATAATGGCTAAAAAAAAAATTAGAACACCTGGTATAAGCTATTTTGGAAGAAAAGTAGAAACTCAAGAAATACGCTTTGATAAAGACGTTTTTTTTGAAAAGCAAAAGTCTGGATCAGCAAGTATAGTTACTACACCAGCAACACTTTTTAATGGAAGGCAATTTAGAGAAGTAAAAGGTAGAAGAGTTGTTACTTTAGCAGACTCTGATCACACTCCAGTGCCTAATAATACTTTTTTCTCTGCCGGTATATTACCTATTGATCCATCTGTGCCTAGATCTATTCAAGTGCCAAGAGCTACAGATTTTATTTCAGAAGTTTTGTTTGAAAACTTTGCAGCTTTTGATTTTACTATAATAAATAAAGCAATAGCAGGTGGCCCTGAAGTAGGTATAATTTCTAATTTAGATGTAACATTAACTGGTAATATAAAAGTTGAGGCTGATACTTCTGGTACTTTTAGAGCGGTGAGACTTAGTAGTACAACTGTAGATATATTTAGATTATAACATGGCAAAAATAGATACTATACAACTTTCTAATAATAAGTTTGTTAATGTTGGAACTCAAAACATAATAGGCTTAATAGTTGCTAACACGCATACTGAAGATGTTGGGTTCGACTTAATACTAGGTAATCCTTCATTGAACGGTACTACATCTACAGATGGAGCTATATACGTGCTTAAATCTATACCTGTACCTACAGGATCTACTTTTGTTTGGGACGATGACAATGTTTTGAGTGGGGTTTTTGAAGCTGGCTCTAATGTTTCAGAATTTAATAATGATATTGATAATTTCTCAATAGTCTCTGGTTTAACATTTTTAATTCGACTTGACGAAGATAATGAAGCTGCTAGCGTTATATTAAGAAGACAATAGTTATAATATTCCGAGATAAAACCAAAACAACCAATTATACTAAAAAAAAAGGGGAACTTAATAAGCTCCCCTTTTATTATTTATGCAGTTACTGTTTCAGAGTTTTTAATCTCTTGAACTTGAACTCTAACTGTTTGCGCTTGACTTTTTATGTCTTGCATGGCTTTTCTAAGCCTAGTTCCAGCAGACTTGTTACCGTCTCTAAACTTATCAAAGTCAGTTTGAGTAGCCATTAGTGATTCATACATGTTCTGTAACGTGTTTTCGATTTCTTGCATAGTAAATAAAATTAAAATTAAAATTAAACAACTTCACAGTTACCGCCAGCGCAAGCAAGTTCGCCGGACAAGTCTGTGTTATCATCAGTTTCAATAACTTTAGTTAGATCAACTTCAGATAATACTTTGGACATTTCATTAAACTTAGCTTCGTCAATGTCCTCAAACGGAGCTTGAGTATAAGTACCACCATCATAAGGTAATACTGATAGACCGTTGTAGCAGTCTCTGTTTTCCCACATCCACTCACCAGCTTTCTTCCACTCGTCATCTTTTAAAGATATTGTAGCAGAAACATTATGAGTATTACTTCCAGATCTGTGACCAGCTTTAACCCAATTTTCAGCTACAAACTTAACACGATGAA